TTTCAACATGTCCCAATGTCCCAACAGTCCCTGTCCTCCCTCCAAGGCCGCTACTGGATGCTTACTGTTCCCCATGCACAGTTCACTCCCTACCTGCCGCCATCAGTATTGTTTATCCGAGGCCAACTGGAATGCGGAGAAGGGGGATTTCTACATTGGCAGCTCCTTGTTATCACACCCAAGTGTAGAGGGAACCAGATTCGAGCCACCTTTGGGAATGTCCACATCGAGCTCTCAAGATCAGACGCCTCTGATGTCTACGTCTGGAAAGAAGACACCCGCGTGGCCGGAACGCAGTTCGAGCTTGGAACAAGACCACTGTCCAAAGCCAGACCTGCTGACTGGGACAAGATACGACAATGTGCTATTCAAGGAGACCTTACTGAAGTACCCAGTGACATATACGTTCGCTGTTACAACCAACTCAGAAGAATTGGCCAAGACCACTTACAACCTGTTGCTATGGAGCGAACTTGTTCAGTATTCTGGGGTCGTACTGGGTCTGGGAAATCAAGAAGAGCCTGGGAAGAGGCAGGAATGGATGCTTACCCTAAAAATCCGAGATCCAAATTCTGGGATGGTTACCAAGGTCACGACCATGTTGTCCTCGATGAATTTCGGGGTGGTATCGACATCGCTTACCTGCTCATCTGGCTTGATCGTTATCCGGTCATTGTTGAAGTTAAAGGCTCCTCAACCGTATTGCGGGCAAGACGAATTTGGATCACTTCAAATTTAGATCCTCGATCATGGTATCCAGATGCTGATTTGGAAACAAGAGAAGCTTTATTAAGACGTCTTAATATAACTCATTACAACTAAGGATTAAGTAGACCTCCTCCAGCTTCATCGTCGACACGAATTGCTGTTCCGGTTTGACCATTGATATAATCAGCGTATGCATAAGCATGACGACGCTTATTCAATTTTTGTTGCGTTCCGGCAGTAGTAGCACCATACTCGAATCCAACCTGTTCGGGCATCTTCAAATGATACCCGAACGTTTGATCGACCAACACCCCTTTGCCTGCAAAAGTAGCTCCCACTTGTGGGAAGTACCCAACATTTCCATTGCTATCAGCAATCAAGTCAGTATAATAGGACACAAACATATAACGCGAATACTTCTGCTGTTCAATATAAGTGCCTCCATTCAACAACTTCTGATAGTCCAATTCCAACATATTTGGACCTGCAATGGTATGTTCATATGTCTGGCCCGGTTGAAGCAAAAAGTCTACGACTTCACAAGCCCAATTCTTGTTAAACCCAGGAATCAACTTGAAGTCTAATCCCAACTTTTCACGAGTAACTGATAGGACATTAGATCCGGCATTAATTTGACCGGAAGCAGTCGCAACATTAGATTCTGAATGTTGTTGAAGCTGCGCTTCAATATCCCCCAGAGGCTCCAAGTTTGTAACCTTCTTTGGTGCTGCGATCCAAAACTTCATATGGAATGCACGCTCCGAATTGTTACGGAACTTCACTTTACACCATGACTTAATAACAGTCATGGTGAAGTTTTCCTTTATGAAATCTGTGGCCTGTTCATACACTGGTTCACTATCGGGACCAGGATTCTTGTTATGCCACAGAATTCCGGCTGCTTCGAAAAAGTGCACTGGCTGAAACGCATGCGCTACATCCAAATATTCCACTTTCTGTTTGTTAATGATATTCGTAGGTGATCCAATAGGATACACTCCGTTACCACCATAAAACAACTTCGAAACAACCTTCTTCGTATACCTACCAGTAATATCATTCGGCGTCATCACCTTTTTAATTGCACGCTTCATAGCAGGCTTCAGCTTCGCAACTTTCATTTTTTTGTTTCTAGTACGCTTTCCTGAATGACGAGCCACAGCATGATAATCATCAGCGACAATACCACCAATCCGCACCCGCTTACCAAGCACACGGCCAACAGATCGGCTCCTAGACATGGATCTGGATCCGGAAACTCCACGTATCGAGGAGGCTCCAAGGGAAGGTGATCCACTAGACGTTGCACTTCGATACCCTCTCTTCGTTGCACTTCGCCCACGACGGCCAACGGTGAATCCATGCTTTGACATAGTTTGGTAAAGATTTCCCGCCGCTAAAGCACCAGGTATATTTCCAGCAATATAACCAAGCGCACCTGCGGCGGCTGTACCAATAATCCTCTTCTTGTTCCACCCTCCGGCTACGCCGGAAGCTTTTCTCTTCGACATTTGGGGGGGCCCGCCCCCCCGCCCCCTTTTTAACTGGCGTGGGACGCCAGTTGGGACTTGGGACGTCATTGTAGTAAGTAATACTAGGTGTCCCAACACCTTTAGGTGCTTACTACAATGACATGGGCGCGCCACGCGCCTGGCTAGAGGCTCCCGCACCCACCACCGGCGGGTCCCTGCGAGTCGCTGTCTCCAGTAGGTGGGTTGTTGCACCTTCCACTAGACCCGGGGACCGCGGGGACCCCGGGACCCCGCAGACCCGGGTCCAATCTTGGCATAAACCCAAGCGGAAAAACGGATAAATGGAAAAACTCCATTCTTCCGCTTCGGAGGATTTAGACCAATGAGAATTTTTTGTCGCGCCACATAAGCCTCACCAAAAGTATATATAAACAGAGGGAATTGGGACGTTTCAACATGTCCCAATGTCCCAACAGTCCCTGTCCTCCCTCCAAGGCCGCTACTGGATGCTTACTGTTCCCCATGCACAGTTCACTCCCTACCTGCCGCCATCAGTATTGTTTATCCGAG